CCTCGGTCTTTACCTCAATCACTTGTTTTTCTAGGCCGTCAATGCGGTCATGTGCACTTGCTGCAGTTCTTCGATCCATTGCACCATCCTTTGTTGGTCACATTTATAACATTGTATGCGAAGTAAAAAAAGCCCCGCGGTGAACGCGGGGTTAGTCCATGAGAACAGGTAAGGTAGTCTATACAGTGTGCAATAAATTGCATGCACCCATATCTAGTGTTAACATAAGGCACGTTAACCTTACAAGAGGATATCTTTATGACTGACGAACAACGCGAGCTAATCGATAACTTAAAGCGCTCTCACCGCATCGCCAACCGTGGCGCAATGATGCACATATGCGCTAAGGCTGCGGAGCTGATTGAGGAGCTGCTAGCGGCTCAGCCGGCTGCAAAACCAGCTGCTAAAAAGTCAACGAAGGCCAAGGCTAAGTAGTAGACGGCGCGTTGGGCTGTCCTCTTCACCTTGCGTGACTGTGGGTCCAAAGCCTAGCGCGCCTACCGCTTGCCGTGCCTGACGACGCCCACGCTGCGCGCGTGTGATTGCCGGCGTTGCTCGCTCAAGAGCCTGCGCCTGGCGTAGCAGATCTTCCGGGGTCATGCGCTGCGTCAAGATTGGCGCCATCTCTGCGGCCACCTCTTGCACCTGCTCCGACTGCGATGGGCCAAAGAAGCCACGCATGCCGCGCTCGGTCGCCGCACCGACTAGACCCTGGTTTCTTATTGCATCGCCCATAGGTTCGCCAATGATCTCCCGGAACCGTTGTTCAACTTGGTTCCGAATGTAGGTCCGTGAGTTGGCAGCGATAGACGCGTTCATCATTAGCGCGCCAGTGGTTGACGCAATTTGGTTGGAGAACTTTTCAAAGTCCTCGGCACCGAGCACAGAGCGTAATTTTGACGCAACTGCACGCGTATTCATTGCACGCAGTTGCGCCAAAGCCTCAATGACTTCTTGCTCTTGCCGCCCGGTTGGCGGGTTTTTCGCATTGGCTGCGATCTCGTCTAACCTGTTACGCAACGCTTGCTTGACCTGGGCAACCTCAACGTCACCCATGTTCGCTAATTCGTCAGCAATTTGCTGGCGCGTTACTTTAGGATTCAGTAAGCTATCACCGAGTTCTGCAGCGGCTTTCTGATCGATAGCCGTCTTTCCTTCCAGGCGTGCCTGCTTGAATGCAGGACTCACCTCATCCGCTACCTTACGCATCTGTGTCGCCAGACCGCGCAGCGCTGATTTCGCGCCAGGATCTTCGGTAATGCCGGAGGCCATGTTATATAGCTGCCGTGATAAGTCGTCTATGTTTTCAATGCTAGGCACGCTGCGTACAGTGTATGAGCCGTCCGGCATACTGCGGACGTCTAGATTTCCTAGCTGCTGGCCGCTCGACATCAGCTCGTTCAGCTGCGCCTCTGTGTAACGTCCTGCGCGCACTAAGGTTGGAAGCCCTTCCAACTGCAATGTTTCGTTGACGCGGTTTAAAATGCGAGCAGGCACTTGGCTGTACAGGTCTGCAAGCTGGGCGCCCTCTGCAGTGCCGATGTCCACAGGGACGCTGTAAGCCTCTCCATAGGCTTCTGTGCGCGCTTCGCGGCTGTTGTCCATAATTGTGCGCTTTTGCATCTCTAGGTCGCCTACAGGCTTTCCTAGCACGTCGTCAGCTGTATCTGTCAGATCGTTGGATGCTTTGCGCGCGGTATCGGTGACATTATCGATCACTGTCTTGCGCGCTTCGCCTGGCGTATTAGCGACAGTGTCAAGCAGCGCCTCAGTGTTAGGGCCAAGCATGCCAATGCTACCGTATGGGCCTGCTTTCTCTGCGCTCTGCACTGCGGTCGCTGAATCCATTGCTATAAAATCTTTGGCCACCTCTGCGGCCTTGCCCTTAAACCCAATGTCCTCCAGCACGCTGCGCACAGGTTTCTCCAGGTAACGCCCGTACGCTGAAGAGATCCCAGCGCCGACGCCCGGTAACGCCAAGCCAAACAAGCCGCCACCAATAGCGCCTGGCACAGCTTCTTCTGCGGCACCCTCTGCACCGCCGCGACCATAACCAGCGATAGCGCCTTCAGTGCCCCCACCAGCTGCGCCAGCTGCGCCACCGAGAACTATGCGGCGCAGTAGGTTACCGCCGACTGCAGGCAGGCCAAGGATCGCGCCTATGCCCCCAGCGCCGCCAAAGCCCTCTGCGACCGATTGTACGGGGTTCTGAGTGCGATAATCTTCAATTGCCATGTCGTACAGCTCCGGAGACACTTTGCCTCCTGACGCGGCCTCTGCAATGCCTGGCAGGTATCCGCGCAACCCGGGCATGTAGTCTCCCAGGTTCATGATGCGCTGCGCTTGGCCACCAGCTGTGTCGCGGACACCTTGCCCTGCAAAGCCTTCCTGCGATCTCTGGCCTACGGCTTGCCGACCACCCTCTCGCGCCAACTTGATTATGTCGGGATCTGGCGATGAGTAGCCACTGTTGCTGTCAACAAAAACCTCATTGCCTGATGTCTTGCTGCGATAGATCGCTGATCCATTGCCAAAATCCTCGACAATGTCATAGCCTTCGCGCTCTGGCGCTGTCTGCAGGGCTTCAACAGGAAGGCCTGTATCCTTGCCTGCATCTGTCATTTCAATCGGTCCAGCCATACGCAAGCCCCTTAATTAAGTTTTGTCCACGCACCGTTACTTTTCTTGTCACCGCCGTTATAACGATAAATGCTTCCGTCACGACTTTTAAAAATTTCGCCTTCTGGAACATTGTCAAATGTGTACACTTGGATCTGCGGCGCGTCACCTGCTGTTACATAATCAGGTCTACCGCCAAAAATTCTGTCTAGCTCATCAAGGCCACGCTCGTTATTAGCGTTGTCTGCATACAAGTTTTGCACAATTGTTTGATAACGTTTATCGATACGCGTCAAATCACGCAAAACTGCTGTGTCTTTTTGATTTAGATTAAGTGCTGCAACATCAGCTTGCAGCAATGCAAGTTCTTGATTTGACACCGCACCGAGTGTAGCGCCTTTTTCTTTGATATTAAGCAATGCCGACAAAGCCATTCGAGAACGTAGTGTCTCGACGTCTAAACGAGCCTCTGCAGCCTCTGTTGTCGGAATAACTGAAAGCAGCATGCCCTTAATGCCAGTAATGTTAGGATTGTTTTCAATCATCTGACGCAACTCAGCTGACGTCTCTAAAACAAACCCAGCACCTTCTGCCTGACCTCTACGCTTAGTGCCTTCCTGCTGTAAGCGCTCCGCCTCTTTTAAGTGAAATTCCATCTTTGCGGCTAGCGCATCGGCCATGCTAGGACTTACCATAATCATGTTAGCAATCTGCTGCGCCATCGCACGGTTGCCTTCAACGGTAGACAGGTCAAAAGCCCCAGCGTTTCCGCCAGGCTGCATAAGCCCCATGAGCATTTGTGATTGGCGCACTGATGCTTCACGCTTACGCTGCTGGTCTGCGCGCTCTGTAAAATCTTTAAGCAATGCATTGACGTTGCCACCGGCTTTACCTTGCAGCGCCATGCCAGCGTCCTGTATTGCAGCAAACGCAAGCATTCTGCGCTGAACCTTCGACAGGTTGTCGTAGGGATCCGCAGGCGGCTGTTGCTGCGCCTTTAGCATCTGCATCATCAACGCTTGCATGTCAGTGTTGCCACTTGTCGACACTTTAACGTCGGGCGTAGGTTGCGGTCCCGCTGGAGGTGAAGGGAGAGGCACGTCAGCGGAAACCGCATCTTCCGTCGGTAGGGTTAAAGTCTGAGAGGAGTCCTCCGGCGGTAAGATCGGATTGCCAGCTGGGTCAATGCCAAGCGTGACCTCCGGCGCAACGTTTGACGATGCTGGCTGCACGCCTAATTCTGGCACTACATCAGGCTCGGTAGCTGGGATGCCGCCAAACAGCGCTTCCAGCTCGCTTTCATTAAGAGCAGTCATCCCAGGTTCTAAGTCATCTACATTAAAGCCTAGTTCTTGCAGGCGTAGGATATCGGGTTCTGTGGGATAATACGGTGCTGCCATTCTTTACGCCTCTAAGTGAAAAATTTCGGGAAACCTTGGCCAAACGCACCGATACCTGCCAATAAGTTGCCAGCAGTGCCAAATGGATCATTTTTCGTTCCAGTTACCTGATTAGGATAACTTGGGAACGCACCTGCAGCGCCCGTTAAGACGCCGAACTGTGTCAGCGGGTACTGCTGCTTCATCATGTACTGCTGATATGGCAGCTGCAACTTTTGCTCATTAATCTGTCGCAACGCCTCGCCAGCACCCATTTGCGCGCTTAGTGTTGACAGCTGGTTTCCAAATTGTTGCTGGCCAATAGTCGACAGACCTTGAGCGGCTGCACGCAGCGCGGCGTCTTCAGTGTCCGCCCGTGTGGTGCCGTACTGCAATGCCTGGTTTTGCAAGTTCCCCAGCGTTTGCGCTAGTCCGACTTGGTATTCACCTTCCAGCGCACCCTGGTACACATCGCCACGCGAACCGAAAGCCTTGCTACCTACTCGGTTTGCTTGCTCCATGTTGCGCGCTTTCGCTCGCTGCGCTTCCATTGCATTAATTGTTGGATCGATTACATTGCCAGCGTATTGCTGCGTATAACCGGCAACACGATCCGCCTGCGCTTGCGGATCACGGCTCGCAAGTTCTGAGAAGACATTAGCTGCCGCAGCAATGGAACCCGGTTGCTCCAGAGAGCCGTATCCCGCCATCGCTTGGTTTTGCAGATCCGTCATGTCTGCTGTTAACGTTCCATCATAGCCTTGAAATGGAGTGCTCGCGATGGTTTCAGCGAAAGGCACCAAAGTACCCGTCATTAGACTTTCTAATGCCGGGTGCATGTCGTTGGTTTTTACTTCTGTCGTCTTACCCAAACCCATTTACAGCTCCATCTCAAAGTGGCGGTGCATTTCTTTGAACCCGTTGTCTTGCGCAAACCGCGCAAAACCTATGCGACCATCACACGTTATTGCACTACAATTAGCATAATCGGCTAATTTCCTCAAAGTGCTCAATGCTTCGTTCATCCAAGACTGCAAGTCTTTCCCTCCTAAATGCTCTATATAAAGCGTCTTTCTTTGAGGGTGCTGCAGGGAAACAGTGGTAAATGTTCCTACTAACTTGTCCTCTTGCCTGACCATCCACAGCGTAACCTTGCCGTTTCGGATCTGATCCAGGGCTGTGTCCACGTCGCAGTTTCGTTCATCACGCTGCAGAGAAGGGCGCAAAAGTGGTAACGCCTCAATTATTGCAGCTTCATGGTTTTCCATCACTGGCAAGACCTGTAGCCCTGTGCTTGCGTGCAATCTTACAACATTATCGCCCAAACGTGAACCCTCATCCGTGCATCCTCGTTATATGCAGCGTCGTTGCTGGCGCTGCTGGGGAAAACGCTGTAGCCGCCGATGCATCTAAAAAGCCAGATGTGCTGTCTACTGCCCACATAACTTGCAAATAGTCACCCGCGCTGACATCAAACTTTGCAGAACGCGACACAACAACTGTGGCGTCATTCTGGTGCAGTGAGTAAACGATAGTGTTATTGGCTGCGTCTGTGCCGTTAAGGCGCGGCCAGAAGTAAAACTTTACCGTGCTAGATGACGTTGACGATATTTGCGCTGAGAACATAACAAGGTATTCGCCAGCCTCGCTAAATACAATCTTGCTGTTATCCGTAGCATCACGATCAATGCCGACATTACCGCTTGGCGCGTCATATGTGATTGCGTAAGCCGTATTTGTTGCGGCAGCGGTTACGTCTGTAGTGCGATAAAACGAGGCGTGGCCATCTTCTAGCACGATCTGCACAAACGCATTGTCCTTAGACACAACTGGATAGCCGTTTACCTCATCCCATAAGATGATGCCATTATCAGATGGGTTATCGTCTGCAGTCTTAAAGCCTAGCTTTGACAAGTTTTGCGTCAGGTACTGCGTAAGCTGCCGCCCCCACTGGTCTAGGCTTTGTCCGATTGTTGGCAGAATGGGTACAGGCATTACCGCTTGCCCCCTTGCTGTGCATCGACACGAACAATGCCAAGTCTAAACTCTGAGCCGTCATCTGGCTCCACGCGCATCTTGAACTGGCGACCAGCGAAGCGCAATCCTGTCGGCGTTGCGGGGTTGAATGGGCCATGCTCTGTTTCAGCGCTATTCGGGTAAAAACGCGTCTTAAACTTTAGCTGCACGTCACCCTTTGTGCGTTCGTCGGCGATCATTTGCGTAACGTGCAGGATGTTGTCACCGTTACCTAGCTGTATAGGGCCAGTTTCAGCAAACATATTCGTGGCACCCGTGCCAGAAATTTCGTGCTGATACACGTCAGTGCTGTCCAGCAAAAAAGGATGTCGAAATACGCCACGCGGTGCGCCTGCGGTGCGAGACAGTGATCCGATATGCCAGTGGTTCTCTTTAAAATCGTATGCAACGTACTTATCAATTTCGCCATCGTCGGACTGAGCTTCAGACTGATAGAACCACCAGACTTCGCCAAACTCTGAGTTGTTCCACGCCCAAGTCTTGGACTTGTTGCGATCCTGTAGTTCGTCAAACACATGGTCAAACACATCGCACGGTATTTCTTGTACTACGTTACCATCAAAGCGGAAAAAGCCGCGCTGCCCCATCCAAAACACGCCTGCGTCTGTGTCTACCGCTGCTAAACGCGAAACTGCCCCACATGCCGTGCCGACACGCTGGAAGCCGTAAACAAAGGGCGGCCCACTGTATCTAGCGCTGTGCGCATCGATGTCAGTCAGTATCAACACCTGACCGCGAGTACGAATACCCTGCATAATCTGACCCGCTGTCTGCAATTCAATGTCGCCAGCTTGGTTTGTTGCCGCCGCAGTCCATGAGGTGTTATCCTCAATGTCGCACCACTGCACCTTGCGTGGGTTGTTACCCGCGCCTAATGCAAAGATTGTACGCTCCTCTGTCACAACTAGGCCAAGGTTACCTGTCGGAGCGTTAGAAATTTGCGCCGCCGCGTTGGCTGTGTTGAGTTGCCACTCGTACATCTTGCCATCCGCATATGACACGGCCACAAGATACTCCCCAAAGTTATCTATAGACCAAGTGTTAGCCTCTGAATATGACCCAAAAGCGGATCGCTCTGTGCCATACGTTCCATCGCCATATGCGCCATAACCATAGCCTGTTTCCAGAGAACTATGCTCATCACCCGCTGTAAGACCAGTTGGCGTGATGGCGTATACGTTATTGTTGGCTGTGGCTACTTTCAACTCGTTATACGATCCACCAGCATAAAAGCGCGACCCGTCATTCGCTTCCCAAGTGTGAAAACCTCGTATCGGGTTTGTGCTAAAACCAGGTTTACGCGAGTTCCATCCCCCAACAGGACGCAGTGTGTTATCACGCCAGCGCACAAGGGATGCGTCTTGCCATCTACCTTGGCCCTCTAAGTCTGTACCGTTTTTATATACGCCTGCTGGTAAGTCTATTGGTATTAACGTCATGTTGGCACCGTATATGTTCCTGATGATGTAAATGCTTGCACGTCATTTCCGACAGTAAACTTGACATATCCGCTTGCGCCATCACCGCCGCCTGCGTTGCCTGTACCGCCTGCACCTATAGTTACGGTAATAGTAGAGCTAGGCGCTAGATAAAGCGTACCTGTCTGCCTTGTAGCCGCTTTACCGCCCCCACCGCCGTTGTTGGCACTAAATGGTGCGGCTCCACCGCCACCACCGCCTGCGCCATAAGATGTAGAAGGCGCCGCGTAGCCCGGTGTTTGATTGCCGCTATCAGAATTTAGACCACCAGAACCGCCTGCCCCGTAGAATGACGCTTCACCTGCCTCACCAACTCTAAAGCTGCCGCTAAAAGGTGCAGGCTGCGTCCCGCCAACACCGCCTGTCGATGTTACAGTGCTGAAAGAAGTTCCACTAGCTGAGGCAATCGACGTGTCATCACCATCATTACCGTGGCCGCCCAAATAGCCACCAGCACCTTCGCCGCCGCCGCCAATAAGTTCATAAACAACAGTTTGTGCAAGAACCGTGTCATAAAAATCAGAAAGCGATGTTTCGCCAGATGTTGCAATGCTAGAATTATTAGTCGTTACATAGACACCTTCCCGATAATATTCCGACATGCTAATAGGGTTTTCGCCACCAAACTCAGTCTGGATGTCGCTAAAACTAATTGCGTTGCCAGATGATTGTAGCGCCATTAGATCGTTCCAAATGCTGTAATGTCACCGACTACTGTAAGGTTTCCAGAAGCGTCTAGCTTCATTTTATTTACGCCGCCCGTCGCAAAGTATAAAACGCCACCCGTTTCCGTAATTGTCCAGTTTGAAAACTCGACCTTTGGCGTTACGATTTTGGTTGTGAACGTAGGCGATGTAGTTGCCGCCTTTGCATCAAGCTGCGTCTGGATGTTAGACGTTACGCCGTCTGTGTAATTTAGCTCTGTCGACGTAGCTGTTAGCGATGTTAAGATGTTTATCTGCGCAGCCGTAGCCGTAACCGCCGTACCGCTAATACTCCAAGAGCCAGATGTCAGGTCTGGCGTAATCTCAAGATCGCCGTCCAAATAGTTGGCAACGGTATCAAGTGTGCTGTTTAAAGTTGTACCCCATGTGCCGTCAGAACCGCCGACTACGGGTTTTGTTAGCGTGATAGCCATGTGATGTCTCCTTTGCTGCTAACATACATCATGCAGCTTGTTCAGTCCATGTTTCTGATAAAACCGTTTGCTCAGTCCAAGTCTCTGAGAGCGTGACAGGCTGCAACCAACCACGTATAGTTATATTGTTCCCAGTAACCGTTACAGTGCCATTTTCTGCACTAATGTTTAGTGCTTTAAGAACATCAAAGTTTTGGTATGAAAGCGTAAATGTTCCAGCAAATAGCTCTATCGGTATATCTACCGTTAATTGTGCTGTATTTCCAGTGACCGCAAACGAACCCGCATCAGCAGATATTTTCACTGCCTTGCGGAAGTCAACATCTGACCCCGCAAGTGCAAAAGCACCTACGGTGACAAGCTCAGAAATATCTACATCTATCTCTTGCCCTGTGACAGTAAACGAACCGCTTTGAATACTGTATAAGTAACCGACATCGAAGTTTACATCTCTGCCAGTAAGTGCAAACGACCCCGCGTCAAAGGTTTCGCTGATGTCTACGTCTATTTCTTGGCCTGTGACAGTAAATGTACCCGCATTTGCCAAGATACTGACATGAACGATGTACGTCTGGTCTTGTCCCGTAACAGCATAAGAACCTTCATTGACCGCAAATGCATAGCCGCGTCTTGAGCCTGCGTCCTGACCAGTAAGTGTAAACGTGCCAGCATCAGCCGCTACATTCATTGCTTTTGTCAGATCGACTGCGCGTCCATCTAGGATGTATGATCCAGACGGATAAAGGTCTGTAATTAGCTTACCTGCACCCTGATAACTTACAGCGTAAACGCCCGCATCAACGCTAAACTCAATACCCTGCAAGGATGTACTTGTAGCTAACGGCGCTGCGGCTATGGGGGTAAAGCCAAGCATGTTTTTATCCTATTCAGGTTTCGTGGGCCAATTTATATTTTCTGGAAAACCTTCTTGTACTGTAAGATCACGCAAAGCCTGACGGTAATCTAATTGCGCCTGCGTGGCGGGGTAATCGCTTAATCCCCAAGTATCCGTTTCTTCTAGCAACAAGTCTCTATTAATTCGTGCAGCTTTTGCTGCCTGCTCTGTGACTGACATTTAAGAACCCTCTATTTTACAGCCGTGAAATTCGGCAGAAGCGTCATTGGGAAACGTCACTCTCATACCAAGTGTGGTTCCTGAGCCTTGAAAAATTAAATTATAGGTCAGTTTGTAGACGTAATAATCACCATACTGTGTCACTGTAGAAGTTGCGGGGCTTTGATAGTTTGCACCACCGTTCCGTGATACTCCAAACGTCCATCCAGAATTGGTTCCCTTTACAACCGCATAAGCAGTGCAACTATTCCCAATATTAGAACCTAAACTTTTATTTGGTGTATCGACATATTTTGATGCGGCAGGAGAATTAACCCCTGCAAACTGCATTTGACGAAATACAAAATTAGTGGAAGCACCTTCAGCTTTCCATCTTAAAGAAGAGGCGCTGACGGTATCGAACAGTCTCCAAGTATCTTGGTTTGTGTTTGTCTCCCAGCTATCTATTTCTGTCCAAGCAGAATTGACATAAGCGTACAGGGTTATTTTATCAAATTCATAACCTGAACTAAAAGCGTCCATATAAAACGCATTAACATTAAATGGCCCTAAGGTATAATTGTAGTCCACTTGAAGTGAAGTTGTACCCGCATTGAAGTTTGCAGCGTAAGTTCCGTAGCCAGGTTGATCTGGATAGACTATCGAAGTTCCTCCAGTCCACAAATTAGTGATTGGCTGTCCCCAACTTACATTTGGCGACCAAGAGTAACTATTAGGTGCGCCAAGCGATTTAATTGCAAATCCTGACCAAGATACGGCACCAAAATTTAATCCTGTACTCATTAGGGTGCTATCGCTTGGTGTTGCGTTTCCGCCTTTATAGTACACGTTTTTGTCGTACCTTCTTTCGGGAGTGTTCATAAACAGAATTTCATTCCATACACTCGCCGTTTCTGAAGGAATTTCAGAATTTAGGTTAGTAAAGTTTGCATCCATTTCGGTATGCGTAAGGGCTGAACCCTTGCCTGCGCGTGTGACTATTGTTGCCATTAGTAGTCGTACCCTTTTACTGTCGATACATAGTGACCTTTGCGCTTTTCACGCTGATCAAAGATGTACTCAAAATATTGCGACATTCGGCTTTGCCAATCATCCTGTATTTCTGGGTTGACAATACCACATTCAACCCCGTTCAAGCAACTCTGGATGGTTGCCGCAGGATTATTAGACAAAAACATCATACGGTTGATATGGTAGAAAGACCCCTTGTGTACCTCGTTGTACACGTCAATCGGGTCTATTTCTTTGCCCATCGCGACAGCATAAACGCAAGTTTCTGACATATGGCTAGTGTGAACAACCTCTGCGTCCTGTAGTAGCGCATAAACGTCGTGGCTGCGATCTAGCACCATATCTCCAAGAATATCGCGCAATTCACCTACAAGAGCGTGTGTCGTCAACGGGTGAGGCTTAAACCAGATATTGCCATCGTACTTGTCGCGCAGGTAGCACAGCTTGTTAAGACAAATTGTCTGCTTTAACTTGTTGCTGCCCACTGGCACGATCAGGTGATCCCGTTGCTCTACATCAGTCTGCTTTATGTCTTGATACTTATTTGACGTTTTTGCTGTTAGCTTTTCACGAAAGTATCCAAGAAAATCATAATGATCGACTTCTGATGACACCGACGCATGTTCCATTTGCTGGACGCGCATTTCTTGATTTAATGGGTTCATCGAAAAACAATGCGCCCATTCTGTGTATTGTATCGTTTTAAAATACGTTAATTCGTTAGCCACAACGTCGTAAGCGTGTTCGATACGGTACTTTTTGGCCAACTTTAGAAAGTGCTTTTCGCAATCTTTCAGGTGATATAATGTTTCGGATTTTTTTATGTCGTCGCCAATGCGCTCTTTAATAGAGGCGCGATTAAACATTTCCATCTGCTTTACTCCCACATTGCAGCTTTACGATTAATCCGCGATCCGTACCATTTTTGCATAATAGCATTAGGATGAAGGGTCGTAGAATGATGTCACGCGCAAAGTATTAAACGTCGTTACGGTGCTTCGAGTAGTAGCAAAAGTCGTTGTAAATGTCGATGACGTACTGAAAGTTGTGGTAAACGTAGTCGTCGTGCTGCGGCTTGTAGAATATGTTGTCGTTGTTGACCTTGTGGTGTTGTAAGTGGTCGTCGTCGCACGGGTTGTATTAAATGTCGTCGTTGTCGAGTGCGATGTCGTATGGCTCGTTTGATACGTTGTGGTCGTACTGCGGCTAGTTGCGTAAGTGGTCGTCGTACTGCGCGATGTAGCAAACGTCGTTGTTGTTGAGTGACTTGTTGTGTGGCTGGTCGTATAGGTGGTGGTTGTTGCCTGAGATGTAGAAAACGTCGTAGTCGTGCTATGCGACGTATTATAGTACGTCGTGTAAGTTGTGGTGGTCGCGCGGGTCGTGGAGAATGTTGTTGTCGTGCTATGACTTGTGTTGAACGTAGTCGTAGTACTGTGAGAGGTATTGTAGTAGGTTGTGTAAGTGGTTGTAGTCGCGCGGCTAGTGTTAAAGGTTGTGGTAGTGCTGTGACTTGTCGAAAAAGTCGTTGTGGTGCTGTGTGAGGTTGCAAAAGTCGTAGTTGTGCTATGTGACGTGCTACGAGATGTATTAAAGGTTGTAGTGGTGTTAAACGTCGTAGTCGTTGATCGGCTTGTGCTTTGCGATGTATTAACGACGTAATTTACCGCCATGTAATCTGTTGCTACATAGTCTTGGAACGAAGTGTTAAATGTCGTTGTCGTTGACCGCGATGTTGAAGTTGACCGCGATGTTGCAAAAGTAGTCGTGTAGGTTGTCGTTGTAGATCGCGTCGTATTGTAAGTCGTAGTCGTAGATCGTGACGTATTGTACGTTGTAGTGGTACTGCGACTTGTCGAGAACGTCGTAGTGGTACTGTGCGATGTTGTGTGCGATGTTTGATATGTAGTAGTTGTACTTCGACTTGTTGCGTATGTCGTAGTAGTAGCTCGACTTGTATTGAAAGTCGTCGTTGTGCTGTGACTTGTAGTATGGCTAGTCTGATACGTCGTTGTCGTAGCGCGTGACGTATTAAAGGTCGTCGTCGTACTATGTGAAGTATTATAATACGTTGTGTAAGTGGTAGTCGTAGCACGGGTCGTGTTGAACGTAGTCGTCGTACTGTGGCTGGTGTTAAATGTTGTCGTTGTAGCGTGTGACGTGTTGTAATACGTCGTGTAAGTCGTTGTAGTGGCCTTGCTAGTGGCGAAAGTGGTAGTCGTGCTATGGCTAGTCGCGAAAGTCGTTGTGGTGCTGTGGGACGTGTTAAAGGTCGTCGTAGTCGTTGTTGACGTACTACGGCTTGTATTAAAAGTGGTGGTTGTGCTGCGTGAGGTATTGAACGTAGTTGTGGTACTACGGTTCGTCGAAACCGATGTATTCCACTCTACTTTCTTTTGGAAGCCAATTTGCTGCACTACGGCCCCCTATGCAAAGTCACCGATATAATTAACCAAGATGGTTGAACTATCGACCACATAGTAAGACAAAATGCTGATCTCGTTTGCATTGGTTGCCTGCACAATAGACGCGCCGTTAACAGGTGTCTTACATGCCGCTGGAAGCGTAAAAGAATAACCGCCTGTTGCGTTCTGCACAATGATAAGATTACCGCCACGACCCGCCGATACATTGCTGAATGCAAATGTTGTGCTTGCTGACATGGTGATTTTAAAGTTGTTCGCTGCATCCAGATCAATTGTTAATGTGCCGCCGCTTGCTGACAAACTGTCCTGGTCTAAGCGAATAGAGCCTGTCATCGTGCCGCCAGCTTTAGGCAAGGCCGCATCCGCTGTCGAACCCTGAGCTGCTGTAGCGTAATCACTGCTATCAAACGCTTTGACTTGCGTAAGGTTTGTCACCTCACTGTCCATCAATGCGCCTGCGGCTGTGACGTTTGCTGTATCTGTAACGTCTGCGCTTGCCTCAATGCCATTTAGCTTTGCCTGCAAAGCATCTGTGAATGCGTTAGTGTCGCTATTACTTTCATAAGCTGTTTTAATTTCTGACGCAGTTTGATCTGCTGTAGCTCCACTTTCTATATTATCTAACTTCGTTCCATCTGCCGCTACATCGCGCCCATCAACCGTACCAGATACCGCCAAGTTGCCTGTTACAGATGCACCCGTTGACGAAACTGTAACCTTGTCTGACCCGTCGTGCTGTAGACGATTAAGGTCTGCCGCTACTGCGGTGATTGATACTTTTGCTGCACCAGCTAAAGTAATAGCTGCGTTTGAGTTACTGCTTTCTGTTGGACTACGAGTTAGAGATGTTCCACTACTGCTATAAGTACCAGTGCCAATCTCAAAATTGCCACCTTCCTCTATAACGTATTGTACAACATCCCCGTCAGAAACACCCGCTGCCGCGAATGTCTGGAAGCCTACCGCTGCATCAGATAGACTAACGGTTCCGCTTCCAGTTGTGGATGTCGTCATCTTGGCTCTGTTAAAAAGTTTAGCCATGATGACCCTCCATTATGCCATTGTTAGGATGCCGTTTGTCCCGATGTCGATTGTGAACGTATCACCATCGTTTAAGGTCAAGGATGTCCCGTAGTCGTAATATCCGATCACAGGATCGGCTGGTGATGTTGGCGTGTCGTTGTAAATCACAACATAGCGAAACGCTGCAACTGATCCACCTGATGCAGTTAACGTCAGATCGTCCGCAGATAGCTTGTATGTTCCTGATGCCTGTGTGCTGGTGACATTCGCCAGTGTGCGTGATGACAAGTTTGTGTAAGCGATCTCTGTGATGTTAGCTAAAACACCATTACCATCCGCTGTTACATCTGTTCCCGCCGTTGGGTCAGTGTTTGATAACGCAACCGCCAACGTGTCTGCGTCCAAATCCATCGCGTTCGCCATGTTTTTGACGAAATCGTTTACCTTTGTAAAACTCGCCATCTAAAAGCTCCTTATGTTCATTTTCATATTAGAGCGCCCAAATTCGGCTCGCTCGCTTTCTGTATTTATAGCATCAATTGCGCTATTATACAAAGACAACCAGGTTTGCATTCTTGAATCTTCGTGCAAGTATGGAGCCGAGTGCGCTAAAGTCCCATAAAGATACGCGTCTGGATAATACTCTAAAACCCAATTTGACGTGTTAGAGGCCGATAATGCTGGAACCTTAGAATAATAAACCATTTCTAAGGTGTATTCCTGGTCAGGTGATGGCTGCACTTCAAATGTATCTGCCGTCATAGCTATGACTTTTGGTCGCCCAGCTGTGTTATTATTTTGCTCACGGCGCGCCATAATCTCTGAATGTGAAACCATATCTAACTTGTAAAAGTTATCGCCAGTAAGAGAGAATCGTAACGGTGCGTTAAAGTCATTCGGCAACGCTGTATACTGTGTGTCTAGAACCGCCGTTGATCGCCTTTCCATACGCCAATGCCGCAACCTACGCGACAGATCGGCCTCGCACAGATCAACAAACGTATCGATGCTTTGCTCCGCTGCCATGTTGTTGATGAAACTTAGCGCCTCATCTTTCAGCTCTTGGTATGTGCTAGGCATAAGTTACCTTACCCATTGTTTGCAGCGTTGCTAACAGCAGCCAATGCAGATTGTTGAGCAGATGCAACGTCAGCAGGCGCAGACAGCGAGAAGCCAGCAGATTTAACGTCATCAAACGATAGCGTTTGCTGCGACTTAACTGCCGCCATTACTTGCTGCGATACAGTATTGTTAAACACCTGATAACGCGCATCATCCATTAGGAACGGCGTTGCATGAAGCAATGACGTGTAAAGATAAACGTGCGGTGCGTCTGTCAAAAGCCAGTTTGTCGTGTTGCTAGACGTTAGCGCTGGAATGCGCTGATAGTAGTCTATGTCCATTGACAACGATCCAGAAGGCGAAGGTGTTACGACTAACTCGCGCCCAATAATTGCAAAGAAACGCGGGTTTGCTGCATCGCGTGTACGCGTACGACGTAGCATTGTTAGCTGTTGCGGCGTAATTTGCTCAAGCGGCTCATCTTCTGTAGACGCGACCTGGACATATACAACTTCTAGCGCATCCGACGGCAATGTAGCGCGGCCTGACGTGATGGCGGCTGTATTGGACGCAACCATGTCAGCGCTACGCAATACGTCATTTAACGTGCTTTCTGCCAGGCTAATAAAGTCTGGAATTTTTTGATCAAGATCAGCACGGTTCAGCCAATCTCCGATTGCAGTTTGCAATTCTGCATAAGTTGTAATTGCCATGTTGATCTCCTTAAGATTGGCCTAGTTATACCACGTTGTCCTATATTAATCTACCGGTCTTGGTCCGCACGCGCTCATTCTCACTGTCGCTCAGCCACTTCATAAACGCCTTTGGATCATCAATGATGCCCTTGCGTTTCAAGTCATAGTAAACTGGCAGAGGAATCCTGGCTACATGGCGACCGTCGCCCCACCCATCTTTTTGATTGTTTTGGTCACGCTTGTTCATATCAACGAGTGACTGCACGTCTTGCTGTGTCTCAATAACAAACTCACCGTTATCGCGCATGTGCCAATAGCGAGTAATACCTGTCATAGGATCTTGGTCAAAAATACGACGCATAAAAACCTCATACGAGAGGGGCGACCGAAGCCGCCCCGCTGTTATTATGATACGTTCAAGTCTGCCACGATTGCGTGTGCACCCTCGTTAAGTACCTTTAAGCCCCCTTCCCAGAGCACCATGGCTTTAGAAGCATCGCCGGTCTTGGCAAGTTCTACAGTCTGGATTGGACGCAGGTTACATACTGACGCATATTCTGGGTCAAGTAGTAGGGCGTCACGCTCACGCTGGAACCTATTAGCAATGACGCTCAAAGTGCCGAAGTCGGACAAGTATACATCAGCAGCACCTATAATCGTAGTTGGGCTGTCTGATGGCGCTTGGTAACGCTGTGCCGCGATACCTGCAAAAGCTGACACGACAGTTTTGTTGTGCGGACCAACCATCAAGATGCTTGGCTGACCACCTGTTGTGAAGGCTTGCTGCATTGCGTCTTTGACCATAGCTTCAGTTAAGTCGCGTTGCGTGCCGTCTGTACGAGCTGTCGTACCGTTGCCAGTTGTCAAGCCGCCGCCTGTGCCGACGTTCTCGTTTGTCGCGATCCAAGCGCCAATGCCGCCTGTTTCACGAGCTGTAGAAGATGACCCGGCCACTTGAGCATTATTATCCAGGATCGTCTTTTCGATGTCCCGGCGAAGCTCTTTGCCGCGCTTAGCGATTTGGTATGCGTACTCATCATTGCGTCCCGCAAGATCCTGTGCGCCAAGGTTGTCGGCGATGATCATTGTGCGGCGTAGAATGTGCGTATAGTTACCAACGCGTGTGGTCGCTGATGTACTGTCGTATGACGCGACATCATCACCATCGATGCGCGCTGTAGTCGACGCAGCTGCCAAAGAATCTGTCTGCCACTCGAAGTAAGTGTTAGAAACGCTCTCTGAGCCAAGGTTAGATTGTGCTGGCACTTCTTCTGGTGAAATGCTTGAGATGATATCGGCGAGTGACTCGCGGATACCCACCGCGCTGTGCGATGTAAATGTATTTGCTACGATTGCCATAGTGGCCTCCTATTTGAGCAATTGTTTGATTGCAGCCTGTGCATCTTGCATTCGGCCTGTACGTTTTAGCTGTTGCATTTCAGCTTGTCCGCGAGGCTTAGTCATAGGTCGGCTATTGTTAGATCCAGCTCTGAGCGGCTTTTTTGTGCTACCTTTCGGCTTCACTTTTGCCTTTTTCAATTTTGCGTTCCCGCGCTCATAGAGCATGGATTGTCGCGCCATCTTGATCAGCATTGCATTTTTAAGACCCTGGATGTCCTGGTCAACAAATCCTGCATCTAGCAGGTAGTTGCGTAGTTCCAAGGCTTCGTTTGCCGCCACGTCCTGATTACGCCATTCCGGGATAATCTGTGGTATCAGCTCACGCTGCTCCGCTTCGTATTGCGCCTCGGCTTGCGCCAAGCGCTGCTGGTTCTGTTGTTGCAAGCGAGCTTGCTCTTGTCGTATCGCAGCTAGCTGTTGCTCACGCTCTTGCTTTTGCTGGTTGTACTTACGTTCTGCTCGTTGCGCCAGTGCGGGGTCTGTGTCGTACAGTTTGTCCCAATCTGGTTCTGGTTCCGCCATCGACTCAATTTTCTGCGCTAACGCTGGAAGTAATTGAGCGTACTGTGCCTCTTGTTGTTGGATTGCCTGCTCTCGCTGGTCGACCGCTTTGCGTTCTTCCGCCAGGGCTTGCGTTTTCCTGGTATAGTCGCTGTGTCTTAGATAGCCATTTTTGATTTCGTCTACGGTTTTCTCTTCGCCGTCTACCTCCACAAGCATGGAAAGTATGTCCTGAGAATCGTATTCTTCCTCGTACTCTGACTGCTCCTCGTACTCTTCGACCTCTTCCGCCGCTTCATAACCAGCCTCAAGCTCCTGCTCTTCAACTAGCTCCTCTGTGGCTTCAGATGCTGTTGCTTCAGCTACCTCGACAGTATCCGCAGGGGGTGTCATCATGGCGCTGATTGCGTTTTGTGCTTCTGACAAGCCAATCCCTTGTGGGTTGTTGGTTTCTGCCATTTCTATCTCCGCATTATGCTATCATTTCGATTTTAGCGCAATAGTCCCATTATCGACCATTGCCCTGAGATAGGTGCGCACTGCTTCAATTCCCGCTACTCTCGTATACGCCGCTTCTCTGGCGGCTGTGTCACTGTATGTCGAACTTTTAAACTGGGTCCAACATTCTGTTTCCATTTCCTCAAAAAATCGCTCCAGATCTGTGTCGCCAAGAAGACGCTCTGCCATCTTTCCATCGTCAATGATCTGCTGCTTAGATTTAGTCATCTAGCGATCCTTTGATGACATCGTTTTGCGCCTTCAACACCTCACGATTTATTTCCATTTCTGATCTGATCTGCGCAACGTCGACCTGCGTGCCATACTTCGCCTGCATCTCTGCCGCCTTCATAAACAGCTCCGCGTCTAGCTCATCACGCTTCCGGTCGTCTTCCATTCTGATGCGCTCTTGCTCAATTTGCAGTTCTGCAGCTTTCTTCTGCATGTTTGCCTGGATCTCCTGGATCTGCACTGCGACTAGCTGCTCTTCAATTTTAGGTTCTTTTGGCTGCGGTGGCGGTGGACGATATGTTTCCGGATCATTAAAGAACTGGTTAGCGTCTTTGTATCCAGCCAACACTGCAAACTCGCGCATAGTATTAGTAAGTTTTGACAAGTCAGTTACTGGGTTCATTGGACCCATTTGCATGATTGACTCTTTCTGCATGTTTCCGATCTGCATTAACATGTTCATGCGATCTACATCAGTGCCGCGACCCAGCGCAACGTTTACTGAAACATCCATGTTTGTGTCCCACACGCGCGGATCGATCTCAACAAAATCCTCATTAAAACGCACCATGCGCGGACGGTCCTGGTGCTTAACGATCAAGCGCAGGATCATGCGATACATGTCTTTCATGCCAGTTTCTGCAAAGATACGCGCGATTAGCTCTATGCGCTGCTGTGCTTGCGTCACAGTCGCGTTAACGGCTGCGGCAGTCGTTGACTGCAGAGCAGAGCTATCAAGCCCCTGCGAGGCCTTTGTGACGCCCGTGCGCGCTTCCTTGATCTCGTCAAGGTAGCTCAGAACTGGAAACGCTTGCTGCCCCACAAACGGCATCGTGATCGGCTGCACCTGGCCGGCGGCGCGCTGGCGGATTATAGCACCAACCTCGGTGTTCATGGCATCTTCGTACGAAACCATGCCCTCAACCACCGCCATGCGTGGGTGGATCGCCATCGCCAAGCTGTCTAATGTGTTTCTCATCACATTACTTTTGATCCGCTGGATGTCCATCACCGTATCAGCTACAGACATGCCAAAAAAGTCATGTGCTTCGGGGTCCGGGCAGAACGCGCAAAACGGCGCCATATCGACCGGTTCGTTCATAATTACTTCGTTTGAGTTACCAACGGTGCAGATCTTACGCAGCTCTGCAATCCCGTCCTGATCGTAGTCAACGCGTATATACGATTCCACATACATAATCTTGCGCATCGCGTCGTCATGGCGCTGGTTCATCTCGTGATGTAGCGCCGGGTTGCGCGTCGTGCGCTCAATGTTCATTTCCATGTCATCGTGCACGCTGCCGATTGTCTCGAACTGCTCAGCGTCATAGCCCATCTGCACTAACTCAGAGATAGTGACGATGCGACGGTGGGCAACAAAGTCAGCCTCTTCTATGCTTTTTGCTTCACGGCTGATTAGGAATTCTTCTGGCGGTAGCGCTTCGATCTTAACGCGGCCATCCGGACGCGTGTACGTCGCTTGAACAGCATGAACTTGTGGCGGCATGACCATCTGCCCCATTTCATCTATGGTAGGCTCCCCAATGGTTTCTGACTGCAGGACGTTTACTTCTACGCCTTCTTCTGCTTGCAGAATAGCCAATGCCTGGTCATCTAAGCCAGTAAAATCGTGCGTCTCAAACTGGGTTTTATCGTCCCAGTATGCCTTGATAATACCGACCTTACGAATCAATGCATCCTGAAACGCAGCGTGCGTCACCAGGAAGCCGTTGTTGTCGCGATTTACGATGTAGTTAACATAATCTGTCGCCTGCTTCGCCGCGGCAACATCTTCCGGCCCTTGCGGTACATACTGCACCGTCTTCTCGTTGCCGTGAAAGATCCGCATAAGTGATGGCATGATCGCCTGTACGGTATCCCGTACGTCCATGCTGACAACTTGGCTGCGGCCTTCCTCTTCATCGCCAAAAGGCTCGCCCCGGTAATACTTGGTAGCCAACGAGCGGATCGGACTAACCCAATTGTCGACGTAATCGACCGCGTCATCGATTTCTTTGCCGACGATCCCTTGGAGTTCTATTTCGTCCATCGTCTCGAAAAAGTCTTCAAAGGACATATCCTGGGCCATTTTATTTTCCTTTTCTCTCCGCGTCTCGACGCTTCAATCCTTCAATATACCTACGAGGTATATCACGAATTACATCATCTTGTGGATAATCTTCGTAAACGTCGTAAGATGTCGTCTTCGTAAAGGCGTCTCTCACGCTCAACAAACGGGTCCAAACGACCCCGCGCAACCATGTAATCATCTAGCATTTCTCCTTCGCCTCGCACATACGATGTAGTGTCTGGATCTTTCACCATAAACACCAGGTCCGGCTTGCCCTCATTGTAATCCCTTGCGGCATCCATGAACGCATCTGTCGCCTCATCCCCGATGCTATCCCGCATAACATCTTCATCAAAGGGAATCCTCGAAACAGCTCTATAGCCATTCTTTCCATATAAGTCCGTTAAGAACGTGTCAAACGCGTTGAGAAAAACGCCGCCATTTGGCGCCGCCTCTGCAAGTGATTTTGACGCAAAACCTTTCATAGAGCTGTCCGCGTTCTTAACAAGTGAAACGATCTCACCTTCAGGCGTGATTGCAAAGCCAGCGTCGGCATTTGGACTAGCCATAAGCGTCATGCCCTCGTACTCTTCCGGCTCATACACGTCCACCTGCTTGCCAATCGGCCCCTGGCTGTCCTGCGCACGCTTCAAGATGTCTTGAAAGTATGTGCGCGTCTGAGGGCTTTGTGTTAGCTCCACTAGCTCCGGAGCCTGACGCGCTGCTCGATAGGCATGGCGGAGGCCGAAATAGTCTAAAGGCGCCAGTGCCAGGTCAATCATACCTTCAGGCTCACCGCTGGCAACTTTGGCTGCGCCGATACCTGTGCTGGTGACAGGCATTACGTTAGCCAGACCAATATTGTTCATGATCTTGTCTAATGTGCTCGTTGGATACCCAGCACCGTCACCAAGCTGGTTGCCGCCTAGCAAGCGATTTACTGACGTTTTAGGCACGCCGCTGTCGACTAAATAATCCTTTGCACGCTCAATAAATGTCACGTCACGGCTTGTAGCTGCTTCAGGGTTTTCTGACATCAAAGAGCCGTCGAGGTTCTGATACATAGGAAAACCAAGATAGTCGACGCCTACATATCCTGGGCGCATGTGAGGAGGCAAATTTGGATTGTGTATAGCCTGCAAATAATCCATTACCGTGGCCCCCGCTCTCTCATCGCGCCCGAGGCAACCGGGATCGCAAACGGCGCAGACAGCACCGCGCGGTTCTTAATAAAGTCCATCAGCATGTCTTGCGGCTCGATACCGCGCTCTGCAGCGCGCCTATTGATCGCTCCGCGTAGTAGCTGCATAAATGTGCCTTGGCTCTCGTCAGCAAGCCCTGTGACGTCTCCTGCGCCCATCCACAGCGACGCCTGGAACTGTGCTGGCGTCATATTGAAACGTTTTGCCATAATCCCGGCCAACCGCTCTAGCTCTGCATACTCAGTGCCGCTCGGCGTGTCAGCCCACGCAGTCGGGATGCCTTGAAACACTGACGGGTCTTTTAGCTTACCATCTTTAAAGGCTCTTTTGAGGTTTACCTCGCGAACAGGCTTACCGTTCACGATACGCGTCGCGACGTAGTTCTTGATGTTTCGCGGTCCAATGGCGCGCGCGGCAACGTCGAAATTTTCAGCCGACAATTGCGCCTGCGCCGACAGGAAGTCTCCACCGCCGTCACCCATAGCTAAAATACGCATAAAATGCTTGTCTGCGGCGATATTTTTATCGTCGCCGAGCAAGTCATTGCCAAACCCCTTCACTTTCGGGTTAGCCTTCAGATAATCGTTCAACTCCGTCCCGCTCAAACCCTCTGGGATCTCAGGGTTCCAGCCTCCGGATTCATACGAAACAACGTTGCTCGCCTGGTTGCGCTGCATTTTGTGGCCGTACTGGTAGTTGTCGGGCATGTTAGGCACCCGGATGCCGAGTTTCTCTGCAACCGCCGCAGGCGTTCCTCCACCCTGCGCAACCGCCGTGCCGACACGCACACGATCTTCCGGGCTTAGCGCCATGTAAAATGACGCGTTACGAATGTTGGGCGGAACTTTTGAACCCGTAGATGTCGTACCAACAAGGCGACCAAAGTCACGCCAGCGCTTGTCACCTTCTTCAGCGCCGTGCACGCCGATAAACCAATCACGCAGCTCTTCGGTATTATACCAATCTGGGCCGTCTAAAGTCTCACCCTTTTTAACGTACTCAGTGATTTTCGCAACCAACGGGCTTGCTTCGTCCTCTAGCTGCGCTTGCAAGCGCGACATTCTTTCCGGCGTCTTGCGTGGCTCATATCGCTCGTAGCTCATCGTCCGGTTAGGCGCCGCACCGCGATACCGCGGATCAGATCCTGCGGGACGCAAAAAGCTCTCCAGCGGATCGATGATCTCGTCAGCTGCTCCGCGCAGCGCGTTAAGAACAAGTTTACCTGCGTTGCTCATTTTCCGCCTCATCTAGATATTGTTGAATAATATACGGCAATGCGCCTGCCCCGGCAACTCCGGAGGACAGGTGCCGCAAGTGACGCATCTCCGGGTCAAAGCGTCCAAAGATACTGCGCATGTCCTCTGGCAACCCAACACGCACCCGAGATGGTACGCTTGCCGCCTTTTGAGCTTCAATGTCAGGTATTAACCTGCCATCCTTCTTAGAAAACGTTCCAAGCTGCTGCGATCCACGATCAATGATGTTCTGGAATTCTACGCTATCATAGCCACGAGGGGGAGAATAATCTAACGCCATATCGCGCAGCTGATTTGTCGCGAATGTTCTTGACGCTGCGTCAGGCTGTCCGCTCGGCGGAACAAGGCCAGCCTCAGCGACAGAGCTGTGCGGGATCAATCCGTACAAGTTATCTTTTGCGTCAATAACCGCCGGGTTTCCAGGACGCGTTACAACAGGCGTTAAAACCGCGCCACCTTGGTACGCCACATTCGGCGGCTCTGGCCTGTACGCTGAATAAGTCGACCCGACGTAAGGGTTATCGCTGCTCCAAACATCACTAGGACGCTCTGCGCTCATCTCTCGCGGCGTTCCTCGGTAAAACACGTCCAGGTCATAACCGAGATCCATCGCGCGCTGCATGCGGCTGTCAAAGTCCATGGGCAGCGGGTAATTTTGCGACAGGTACGCCTGGTCAGCTTTCTCCATCATCTCGTTGGTCACTTCGTTCGCGCGACCCTGCCGGCGCAGCTCCAGGATTTTGTCAGCCATCTCAATGCCAGGCTTACGCGCTGACCTGATTACGGTTTTAACAATGGTGTCTAGTACGCTCATTTTTCGTAATCACTCAAAATTTGATTTATCAAGCTCCTGATCTCTTCCTCTTCAATCAGGCGATCAATTTCCTCTTCCATAGGTGTCTTAGGCTTTGCCGGACGCACATAAACACGCGCACGATCAGTGCTTAGATTTCCCAAGGGATACACCAAGCTGTCGACCATAGGGTACTCCATAACGCCCACTTCATCAACAACGCGTCGCGGATACGCAGATCTGGCAGCGTCATCAGCCTGCCCCCAGCGCAACGCAGGGCCGTCACCACCTTCTAACAGATTAAACCGAACCATCATGTCCTGTATGCCCTTTGCCGCCAGCATACGCGCTCTGTGGCGCCCCTCGTGCTGATCTACACGCAAAGTGCCGTCGCCCTGGTTGTAAGCGCCAAGATATGGCAGGCTTTCCCACTTTGTACCCTGCTCCGGGTCAGGCAGGTTGCGCATCTTCTCGTCGCTGTATCCAGGCTCCGCTAGATCCAAAAATTTGCGAGGCGACATCCTGACGACAGTTTCACGGCTACCAGGGTTGCGCGCAACCCGCACCGCATCATCAATTGCGCGGCGCTGAAAAAATGCACCGGCGCCGCGGATAATGTCGTCTAGTACGCTCATTTGACCGATTTTTTACCTCTGCAGCCCCACGCCTTACGACGCGCACGCAATTTCGGCGATTTCGTGCCGTCCTTGCTCTTTTGTCCGCTCGACCGGGCGCAATAAGCGTCGCCGCGCTTCGTCCCGGGATGGGCGACGCGCTTGTGCGTTTTGCCCTTGGAATCCTTATACGTCGTGCCGTTGGCGTATTTACGAGCAGCGGAAACCTTCTTTTTCGCCGCCATCAGTACACGCCTCCTGTATCCAGGTCACGATTAGCCTTTGCAGCCATTGTCGCAAGATCCCAATCGCTCAAGAAATTTGACTTCGGTATGCCAGCTAAACTCTCTGCGGTGTCATCCTCGTTGTACTTGTCAAACGCGGTCGATGTTAACGGGTCGTTGCCGCCGGTCGCAGAAGCAAACCCACCTAAAATTTTAGACACTAAGCTAAGAGGCGTCGGTATGGTTATAGGCTCCTGTAAATCAAGTGGGCCAATTGCTACTCGGCGAGGGCTGACAGGATTATCCTCACTCATAGGCGCGCTGAACAACAGGTTCTGCAAAAAGTTGTTATCATCTGACTGATCTGCGACCTGCGGCATATACGTCGTTCCACCGACCCCATATAAATAATTATCGTGCGCTGCCATCGCTGGCGCATAATTACCGTAATACGACGGGTGATCAGGGTTGCGCGCTTGCGCAAGGTACGTCGCGTCCATACTGTCGCCGCGATCCGCTGCAACTTTTCTCGCAGCAATTGTACGCGCAGTGCGCGCGTCGTAATCCTCGGTACGCTCCTTGAGGCCAAACCCCATAGCCAGGTCATCAAGCAAACCCATATCACATGCTCTTCGTTACGCGCTTAATGCAAACACCCGCATTCGCGCACGCCTTCGGCGCCGGGCAACCATTGCAGGGCAATTTTGTCGTTGTTGCTGCTGACATCACTTTTTACCTTTCTTCGCCTTCTTAGGCTTCTTTGCGGTTTTAGCTGCAGCCTTAAATGCCGCGGCGGTTGGCGCACCCTTAGAGCCAGGCTTGCGCATCTTCTCCCCGGAACCCGCCTTAATGCGCGCTCGCTTCTTCTGGATATTCTTGTATAGGCTCATAAAACTTTCCAATCATAGCCACATAATACAGATTTCACCGCGTTTTTCAATTTCATTAAAAAATTAAGGCTTTACAAATTGTTAACAATATGTTAACATGTATTTATTCGTCCACTTAACATAGGAGGTCCGCATGGATCTTTCATCACTACCAAACTCAACCCTTTACACTTACTTGCGCAACGCGCTTATCACCAACTGCCGAGCAATCGGCCACACCAAGTCGCACATGAATGGCGTTTACGCCAATCGCTACCGCGACGAACTCAACAAGCGCGGGGAAAACCTCCCCACGTTCGACCTCGACAAGCTGTTCCCCAGCGACAGCGACGCCGAGTGGCGCGATCAACAGCGCGACCTCGGCACATACAACGGTGCAGGCTCTTTCTAGAGCCTAAACCACCCCACGAATACCGCGGCGCAGCGGTTGATCCCATCCGCTCGCCGCACTCCCATAAGCCATCGTCGTGTGATCATTCGCCAACGCCAGGCACAACGCATCAGCCCGGTCAGGCGACGCCACCCCCCGCTTCTTCATCGCCTCCTTGCTCTCCACCTGGATCTTGCCGGAACTCGTAAAGAAATATTTCGGCGCCGCCAGCTCAGCCCACAGCGCGTCATCCCGGGGCAGCTTAACATCCATCCCCTCCAACCACTGCTTCGCCTTAAACCACAGCTCAGCGCGCAAATTTAAATAGATCTCCTTGTTCATCGCGCGCTCAGACACGTTCAACCCCCGCGCAGGCAACCCAACCTCGCGCAAACGGTCCAACACCCCAGCGCCAAACCCATTACTATCAACAATGATCTCCCTGGGCCTCTTCGACGGCGCCA